AGATTGTATTGTATTATAAGGATCACCTTCTTTAAAGATGAATCTAAAATTATCTGTATCAGACGTATCAATCTTACTTATATTTAACATCTACTTTTGCGATATAAAAAAATTGAAACTTTTTTATGACAAATAGTAGGTAATCAAAATGACGATCACACTGCAGATTGGATTTAATTACACAAGAGAATTTGATGGCGAAACTCCGTTTCTCGAAGCGGTTTCATCAACTCTCAAGCAAATGAATAATACAGAAAATCCAGAAGACTTTCTATGTTATCTTCGGATTATTGGAACTGACCCCGATGGTAATAACACATCAAGTATTTCACAGTGCCATTGGAATCGCCCCATTGGGGAACTTGCAAAATATGGGCGAGTTCTTATTGTTTCAACTGTACGTGGGGGTTAGTTCCCAAACTTCAGACCACCGCGTCCATCTGCTACAGAGAATACAGCCCATGTCTCTATGATTACGCGAAGCTCAGAGCGTTTCGTTCCATTTATAATGTCTGTCAGCTGCATGAAAAGTGTAGGTTTATCTGCCGTAGAAAAATTAATGGTGCCATCAGGTTGCCTATTATATGACGGGGCACGCACACCTTTTTTTTCACCGTAGCCGAAATTGATGGTCGCGAGACGCATACCTGAGTCGCGTTCCTCTTTTGCGTGATTATCGATACTATTCCAGATGAGTGAGTCCCATAATTGCGTACGATCCCGTCCAGCAATGAGCAATTTCAGTCCAGAATAATAGTCGCCCGTTGCAGAATCGGACTGGAGTTTCCAGAGCCGATTTGCCCGCATATCTGCCCATGATCGAAACGCAAGTATAATACGTGAACAAGGATGCGTCGCATCGAGAACTCGGGTCAGGAACGGATTAGTTGCAGCATAATCTAAGGGACCCTGTGAGAAGATGTTCTCGTATACGCGCTCGAAAGGAATGTCGAGGGATGACGCTCTTAGCCCAGCGCGCGTATCCTCATTTGTATAGATATGTCTCGTTTCGAGATAAATAGTTGGCGCGCCAATCTTCAGTCTTTCGAGTGTCGTGAACTCACTAAATGCGCCTTCTCTTTGAGTCTGTAAGCGTAGGCTAGAGCCCCAAGGAGCCGGTTTTTCACGCCCGTCACTCGCCTCAACAAGATCTTCCAATTTCCGTAAATATACGCGAACTTTATAACTCTGGTTCGGTAAACAGAGGGACGGAAATCCACCTTCTTCTAATGCTTGGCATCCGATGAGGGGTATTTGCAGCCGAAGAAGACCAGGTGTCGCATTGCGACCGATTGACAGCGCAGACCCGTCATGTATCCCTGTAAGTGCATTCTCTAGGAAGGCGGAGTTCAGAGAGCCGCGAGACCGACTCTGAATCCAGAGAGAATCACCGCTGAATTCCTGAAGTAAAATATTGTCCTGGAGAATCTGGATTTTCTCGAACAAAAAATATCCGATTCCGCTCGTATATCCATATGAGATACCAGCACTATCCTGAATAACGCCCTTTCCATTAGCTACAACATAATTAGGCGGCAGCCATGACGGTAAATCTATGACGAGCGTAGGAGATACAATAAAATCGCCGGCGACTTCGAGTTGAAATTCAGAGGAACGCCCGAAGTCTATTGAGTTGAGAGGCGGCAATCGCCTGAGCTCATGAATAACTGGCGCCGTAGGTCCATATCGGTTGTCAAAAAGGCTTTGCGCATCAGCAGAGTCTTCTTGAAAATATACATCTTTATTTCCTCGTGATACGAGCTCATAAAGAGATCCATCTAGATTTAGATTCATCCTTCTTAAACATGGTCATTAATTTATCCTGGTAAGCACGAACAGGTAAAATTGAAATGAGTATCAAACATATAGCCGTATATCAGTATGTCAACACTACAGTCACTTCTCCAGCAGGGTTTTGCTGGTCTTAAGTTTGAACGGCGGCTCCTAGAGAATGAGATCGGTATTTTCGAGACATTTCCCCTTGACAATAAGCTCTGGATTTCATTTCGCCTGAAGGAGGCGGGTGCCTCACTAAAAAGTGTATTGGAGAAGGAGTACGTCGCTGCAATTCCTCCAACGGGGGCGCCAATGGATACGCATTTCTACGAAGGAAAGGTTCACAGCTTTCTCTCGATGAAACAACCTCTGCGTTACATTGTAATGAATCGTCCATCTGTACTTCTAGCAACCACATGAATTTGTACATGAACTACAGTAGAGTTTACCTTTAAAGAGAAGTTGTTTCTCTACATAATTGGGAAAGTTCAGTGTTCTACCTGTTGATGCCGGTATAATTGCGCCGCATGTGCTAATATTTACAGTGGGCGCCGTTACAGTAAGTTTATCTTTAAAAAATCTATACTGAGCCTGTGATTGAAGCTTCTTAATGATTTCACTTGCGTCCATTCTGTCTTTTCCTTATATTTTTTCTAAGAAAGAATGTGTGGAATCTGGATGCTCATAGGCAACCGTCTAGAATTATTTAAACCAGAAAAGGGTCTTGATGAATTAACGGCTCGTGGTCCGGAAGGTACACGGCTCTTGGATATTAATGGTTTGGCGCACATGGGATTTACACGACTCGCAATCAATGGTCTGAATCCGCTAGGTATGCAACCTTGGTCGTCTTATGGTGTTCATTGGATGTGTAATGGTGAAATTTACAACTCTGATGCACTTAAGGAAGAGCATGAAATTATTACAGTATCCGGAAGTGACTGTGAAGTCATTGGTCATCTTTACAACAAGTATGCCGATAATCTGAAGTCATTATTTCGATCTTTTGATGGTGTCTTTGCCATGGCGATTGTTGACGAGAAACGCGATCGTGTCATTATGGCGCGTGACCCTTACGGCGTTAGACCATTATATATGGGAATCGTGAATGATTTATCGGGAAATATTTACACACGTATCTTTGCCAGTGAAATGAAGGCTCTGTATCCTTACTGTACTACAGTATCTCCCGTTCTACCTGGAACATATCATGTATACAGTCTAAAAGATGCTACACGCTTACATATTGAACAGTATCATTCGATAGGATGGTTGAAAAACCCGATGTTTACACCGGTGCATCCGAGTGGTCTTGACATGGCGTGTGCCGCTCTTCGTTTCTCTTTAGAGGAAGCCGTGAAGAAGCGCTTAATGACGGAGAGACCTGTCGCAGCACTTTTATCGGGTGGCGTAGATAGTAGTTTAATTGCGTCCCTGGTTGCGAGACAGTTGAGAGAGCTAGGAAAGCCGCCGCTGAAGACATTCTGTATTGGAATGCCTGGATCGACGGATATGAAGTTTGCTAGAGAAGTTGCAAAGTGGATAGGGTCGGATCACACTGAGGTTCTTTTAACACCGGATGATTTTTTCAACGCAATACCTAAGGTCATTCAAGACATTGAGTCGTATGACACGACAACCGTCAGAGCCAGTGTTGGTAATTGGCTCGTCTCAAGAGAAATCAAGAAACAGACTGAGTGCAAAGTCGTGTTTAATGGCGACGGATCGGATGAAATCTTTGGTTCGTATCTCTATTTTTTTAGGGCGCCGACTGACAGGGAGTTTGAGGAAGAATCGGAACGACTCTTGAAAGATATACATATGTTTGATGTGTTGCGATCGGATCGCAGTATTAGCAGCCATGGCTTGGAGCCGAGAACACCGTTTTTGGATAGGCAGTTCGTATCTGTCGCGCGATCCATTGCGACGGAGTGGCGCAGACCGACGAAACAAAGGTGCGAGAAATGGATCTTGCGCCGCGCTTTTGACGATGGCGTCACATTGCCGCCATCAGTTCTGTGGCGGAAGAAGGAGGCATTTAGCGACGGTGTCTCGAGCACAGAGAAATCGTGGTTTGAAGAGATAAAGGAGCGCGTAGAAGATCTTGTACCCGAGAATTGGAAAGAGAGAGCGGCACTCGAATGGCGGGCGCCACAACCGACAACAAAAGAGCAATATTTTTACAGAAACATCTATTACACGTGGTATGGAAAACAGTATGAGAAGACGAATGTTCCGTATTTTTGGATGCCCAAGTGGAGCCCAGGTACTACAGATCCGAGTGCCCGGCTCTTGTAAAATCTCATATATAAGTATAGGGAATGTCCTCGCTTTCGTTTAAGAATAGAGCATTAAATTATCTTAGAAATATGCAAATAAAGGCAAAACAGAAGCTTCATCATGCGGTTTTTATGAATACCAATAATGAGGCTAGAGCCAAGAGGAATTATAGTGAAAAAAGATATACAAATTACAAGAAAGAAGAAGCTAGAAGGGGGGCTAATGTTTGGCAAAATGCCAAGCAGCGGCGGAGGGATATCACACACCACAGGGGATACGGAGACGACGAGGCGCTCTTGCATCCTAATATTTATCAAACATACAAAATGAATAAACAAAATACTACTACCAGAAATAATTTTAATGCGAAAGCACTCGCCCAGAAAAAGGCTCCTGGAGGTATGGCGGTGTGGGGCGGACGTAAGGGAAAGACTCGCCGCAATCGCAAGAACCGTCGTGGAACGCGGAAAAATTGAAAATCCGTACTTTCCTAGATAAAAGAAATGTCCGGCTGGAATATAGAATGCAGATCTTCGTGAAGACCCTTACTGGCAAGACGATCACGCTCGACGTTGAGCCGTCAGACTCGATTGAGAATATCAAGCAGAAGATCCAGGACAAGGAGGGCATCCCGCCGGATCAGCAGCGCCTAATCTTTGCGGGCAAGCAGCTAGAGG